TAGATGTAGTTGGTAACAGGGCGGGTGGAAAATTACCGTGGGAATTATGGAGGGTCCCAAAGTGTTGCATAAATGTCACACATTAGTTTAAACTAAAATAAAACTAGGGAAAAACAAAAATAATTCTTGACACTCGGCGAGCGAGGGGCCAACAAATTTCACCCAGTATAACCATTGTTACAACATAACATGCCACCCGTTCAATCCTATGTTATCCCCTTGTAAACTATGGAAAAAAGACGGGCCATAAAGCCCGCCAAGTTAGGCCAACACAAGCCCTTAAACAATAACCGCATTTACGCATGTGACATGGTAAGCCGATACAGCCGCACCAGTGTCTAGTTTTCTATTGGCCTTATTACCAGCAACATACTTGCACCAACTATTCCACCAATAAGCCGTGCCCTTCTCTTGCGTCATGGCAACATACGCTTGAACCTTGCGCCTTGCTGTCTCTGGTTTAACCTTGCCAAGCTTCACATGCTTTGCCTCAAGACCTAAGCGCACCAAATTGTGGCTGTCTATGCATGCAACATTGAAGCCCAACTGCTGAGCAACAAAAGCCGACTTGACCATGCCAAGATTAGGGATAGGCAAAAAGAGTTCTATAGCGGCAACGGCGGCGGCTGGCGAGCGGGTTCCAAGCGTTTCTTTAATATGGTTTACCTTGCCCCACAAATAGGCATCGTGCGCTTGTGTATAGGTGTAACCTTTGCCCTTTAGTCCCCACATAAAGCGGCTTGAAGCGCCGTGTTTGTTGACATCCGTGATTTGATCCAAGCATGTAGAAAGGCCAGCTTGTATGGTGCAGAGTGTAAAAGTTACAACGGGTAAAACCGATTGCTTAGCTTCACAAATATCTATGATCTGGTTTACGTGTTTGCGATACATTGTCTTGTGTCCTTGCGTTGGTTTGTTAGGCGGCACAATGGCCGCCCTTGTTATCTTAAGCTCTTGAGCTACGAAAGACAAACAAGTCTTTTGCCTTTGCCGCTTTGGGTGCGTGGTTGCGAAAGCCCTTGCCAAGCCCTTGAATTTCGCCTTGTTTGATTGCGGCTTGTACAATATAGCGAGCTTCATCGCCGTTTTGTCCTAACATCTGAGCAAGCTTTGCGGGTGAAATGGTGCCATGAGTTGCGATTAGAGCGGCTTTAAACTGATTACGTGTCATTTTGGTTTTCCTTCTCTTGTGTTGGTGTATTGGGGCGCTTTGGCCCCGATTGATTAATTACGAATTGCAAGTTCTTTGATTTCATTCATTATTTCGCTTTTCATTTCAAAGCAATCATGCAGGGTCATCCCGTTGCGGTTGACTAGTTCGTCACAGTCTAAAACGTCCATATAGATCTTTTCCCATGTCGCAAAGCGGTTCACCAGTAGGTCAATCTGCTCAAGTTTGTTAAGTGTTTGATCTAGCATTGTGTTGTTTCCTTTTTTGTTTGTCGTTTCGATATAACTGTTATCCGATATTCTGATATGGATGTAAACCCCAAAAATGATAAAAATGCAAAAAAAGTTAATAAATCTTACAAGCTCTTGATTTTAAACAGTTTTATTATGATATGGGCAAAAAATTCCTTATATACTATAATGAGTGGAACAAAATGCCGTACACATTCATAAATTCATATATGTTTGTCCAGACAAATAAGCCATGCAAAAAATGCATAGCAGGTATGCAAAAATAATTGTTGCGCTGGTCTGTGGTTCTGATATGGTGGTATCAGAGGGTGAAAAGCCCCACATTGCCAACACACCCAAGGGCCAGATTTTTTAAATCGCAGTCGCAAAACGTGGAAGGATGGGCAATAGAAATTGTGTTGCATAAATGTCACACCTATACAAAATACCTTGTCAATAGTCCAGAATATCGCTTGACTATACTTAGGTATATAAAAAAGATCAAAATAGTGCTTGACTATACTTTAGCCAGGGAAAACTATCCCTTGGTATTGTCAAGTATTTATTGGGATATCTCTTTTGTATAGTGTTGCAAAAATGTCACAGTTGCATAAATGTCACAGTTGCCAAAATGTAACTGTGGTAAAAATGTCACTGTGTCATAAAAATCACATATTCACAAATTCGCATATTCATATATCTATATATTCAAATATTAGAATGTATGGTAAAAAAGTCACAAGAACCACAAAATACCCCCACAGTGGAAATAAGGACCCCTACAGTGGAAATTAGGGGTTGACCCCCACAGTGGAAATATGAAATAAGACCCCTACAGTGGAAATATGGAGAGATAAAATGGGTAGAGTAAACGACATGACTATAGAGATGAGAGAAAGAGTTGGTGGGCCATTTGACTGTGGCGTAAGAACCTACTACTACGGACGCAACTCAGACCCACACTGCTACAGAGGTGGTTGCAATTTAAAAGGTCAGTACACAGAGAGCCTGACACAACAGGAAATCAAAGAGTTCCACGCTGGTTGGGACGATGCACAAGAGAGTGGATTTAGAAAGGATTACGACTAATGGAACCGACAGTAACACGTATATCAGACAAGCGCCCTACCTTACAGGAAGCACAAGCTATTGTAGAAGGGTTGATTGAATTTGCATTTGACAATGGTTCTATGCAAGTGATAGTAAACGAAGAGGGCTTGTTGATGAACATGCCCATAAACATAGAAGCTAGTTACTTGGTTGGTCATCCTGTTGTGGGTCCAGCCTTAGTCTTGACTGGCAAAGCAATGATGGATTAAAGGAGAAACTAATGATACAAGATAAAACATATAAAGTAAAAGTATGGGATCACAACGATGCTGTCGTATTTGTGTACGAGAATGTATACACAAAAACTGTAGACCCCAAAGACCCAGAGAAAAGTATTCACAAGCAAAGTAAAAATGTCATTACTGCCATACCAATTAATTTTGTATACGAGGAAAACTTAACTAATGAAGACAAAGTTAAGATGATAGAAAGGGTTGCAAGTTCTTTAGAAGATGTGTATAGCTGTGATCCCAACACTGATGAGATAGGTGTTGTCTATTATATTAACCGTCAATGTGTAAACTTTTAAGGAGAAACTGATGAACACCCTGCCAATGGAAATAGAATCACACCTCATGGACTTAGGCATCCTTATGCCTAGCTCATTTGAACAGTTAGAAGCCACATGCGGTCAGTATAACGAAGAGTACTTCACAGCAGTATTCTCTAAGGGTTACTTCAATGACCCCCGTGATAGAAATGGAGAGGTCCCGTGGTAGCCAAGAAGCCTAACCCTATGGCTAAAGATTTAAGGCAACCTAAATACAAATTAAGGGTTGTGCCTGACAAGAAAAAGCCTATATTAAGTAGGAAGCGTAAACACAAGGAGAACCCCCACAATGGGAATTAATGTAACACACAAAGGCCACATGGGTAATGACTTGACTGTAGTTAATGCAGCCCGTGTCAGTTTCGGTAAGGAGAGTGAGTGGGACTATGAAGAGTCAGATGCTTACAGCTTCAAGCAACACATGAAAGCTAAGGATAAGAAGTTAATTCAATACTTAGCTAAACACAAGCACATTAGCCCATTTGGGCATTGCTTTGCCAGCTTCCACATCAAGGCACCAGTCTTTGTGGCTAGGCAGTTAGTCAAGCATAAGTTTCTTCGTTGGAATGAGATTAGTCGTAGGTATGTAGACACCTCGCCTGAGTTCTATGAGCCTGAGTGGAGAGAAAGAGCTAAAGATAAGAAGCAGGGATCAGGGGGGTCAGTGGAAATTAGCCTAGACTCTGAGATGTTGTTTCACGCTACTATGCGTAATGCTTTGACAACCTATGATGGGTTACTGGCAGATGGTGTATGCCCAGAGCAAGCCCGTATAGTACTTCCACAGTCTATGATGACTGAGTGGTATTGGTCAGGTAGCTTGGATGCATTTGCAGACATGTGCAACCTACGCTGTAAGCCTGACACACAAGCTGAGACAGCAGAGGTAGCTTGGGAAATTGATCGTAGTATGATAAAGCTGTTTCCTGTGTCGTGGAAATCATTAAGGGAGAATGACTGATGAGGGGTAATATCAATGGTGCAATCAAGGCATCAGCTATTGTAGCTTTACTGATAGCTGCACCACCAGTACTAATAGCTATGACGTATGACGAATACCCAAAGTACTGTAAACTGTCGATATTATTACCATGTATAGGAGTAAACCATGAAGAATGACATGATAAAAATAACAGATATAGAAGAGCACGAGGATGGTAGTGCTACGCTACAAGTAGAGTGTGACCCAGAAACCTTTATGGCTATCTTTAACGCAGGGTTTGTGGCGTTAGTAAAGGCTGGCTTAGAGAAGGAGACTAGTGATGGGTAGATATGCAGTTCAAATAGAGATAGAGAAGGGAGAGTACACTTTCGTTAGAAAGGAGAACCCTTGGACCTATGATACCAAGGTGTGGATCTTTACTGATCGTGAGGAAGCTGAGAGAGAGGCCAAGAACTGGAATACTGGCGTAGTAGTGGAGTATTTGTGATGTTATTTTATGCCGTTCTTGTATTGAGCTACACGCTAAATGGTGATTACCTGCAAGCTAAGGTCATCTTCCCTAGTTATAGGGCCTGTGGGGACGCTCTACCAGCCTATTACGAGCCTGTATATGCCATTGATAGGAATGCCATAGGTCAATGCCTAAAGACTGAGGTTATATCAGTCTCTATTAAACCTAAGAGGAAACCGTTATGAATGACCAAGAGATAGCGCACAGACTTGCAAGCAGGTATAACCAAGAGAGCTACGATGATTTATTTCAAGAGGCTATGGTGATCATATTAGAGGCAAGGCTAAGGGGCGTAGAAGACCCTCAAGACCTGTACAGCGTAGGCAAGTACAAACTTAACCTGCACTATAACTATCAAGATAGGCTTGTTCCTATTCCACAAAGATCTGGATCAAAAGACCTCAAGGTATCCACATCGTCAGATGCAGAGGTATTTGAGTACACTATGACAACCCCTGACCACTCAGAGGAATATGAACGACAGGACGTATTAAGAAACATGATGAAGGGTGTTGCAAATTTACCACAGCCGGATCAACTGCTACTTAACGACATCTACTTTAAAGAGATGACACTAAAACAAATAGGCGAAAAACACGGCATAAGTAAGCAAGCGTTGCATAAAAAGCACAGTAGAATATTAAAAACACTGTCCAAAGTTGACGATAAGTAAAAAAAGTCACTATATACTATAGTAAAACTAAAGGAGAAAGTATTGTCTAATATATCACATCAACCTTGTCCGTTTGTAGATTGTGGATCGTCGGATGCTTTCAAGTGGTGGGGTGACGATGGAAATGGTTACTGTCACTCTTGTGGTGGTAACTACCCAAAGGATAACGGTCAAATATTTAGCTGGGCAAAGGAGAAATACCCTACAATGGAAAAGGATGGTTTTGATAGTTTACGGTCTATGGTGTCGGTGCCCAAGCAACCTATGTCGGAGAAGTCTTACAAGGGAATGCGAGGCATTACTGCAAAGACTATGGAAGAGTTTGGGGTTATGTCAGATGATTTCACACAAGAGTACACATACCCCTCTGGTGGGAAAAAGGTACGTATGATTGCAGATAAGAAGTTCTACACCAAGGATAACTTCAAAGGTGATGAACTGTTTGGCATGAACCTTTTTCCTGCTGGTTGCTCTAAGTTTGTTACAATTACTGAGGGAGAGTTAGACGCTATGTCGGCTCATCAGATGCTTAAGAGCCAGTATACTAACCCTGTTGTGTCTCTACCATCTGCTACCCCATCGAAGAAATTATGGGAGAACTGCAAAGAGTGGTTAGATAGCTTCGAGAAGATAATTTTATCTGTCGATAAAGATGAAGCTGGTAATGCTGTAGCTGATCGTATGGCACGACTTTTCCCTAACAGGGTGTACCGTGTGGATCATGGTAAGTACAAGGATGCCAACGATTTCTTACAAGCCAGCAAGAACAATGATTTTAAGAACGCTTGGTGGAAACCTATTAAGCATACGCCAGAGAATATTCTAAATACCTCTGACCAGTTCTTAAAACTCTACGACGAAACACCAGAGCATGTCTTTGTTCCAACAGGTATCCAAGCACTAGACGATAAGGTCTTAGGTCTTATGCAGGGTCACTTCACTGTGTTTAAGGCCCCCACAGGAATTGGTAAGACTGAGATGATGCGTTACCTAGAGTACAACTGCATTCAACAAGGCATACCTATAGCAACTTGGCACCTAGAGGAAACAAAGCTACGGTCACTCTTAGGTCTTGCCAGCTACGAGTTGAAGGACAATGTAACCCGCCGTGACCTAATCGAAGAGAAGGGCTTACAGCAAAAGGTACGGGATGCCATTGTAAACCTCACAAAGGACGAATTGCTGTATCAGTTCTACCTAAGTGATGGACAGGGTGCCGACGAACTCTGTGACCAGATACGGTTCTTTAGTCAAGCTTGTGATTGTAAGTTTGTATTCTTTGAGCCTATCCAAGATGTGGTTGTAAACTCGTCAGAGGATGGCAAGGAGAGTATGCTGGCAGACCTATCTATCAGGTTGTCGAAATTAGCAGCGGAGTTAAACATAGGAATTGTTACTATCGCACACACAAACGAGAATGGGGACCCAAAGTATTGTAAAATGATTGGTCAACGTGCATCTGTAATTATAGACTTGCACAGGGATAAAGAAGCTGATACACTAGAAGAACGAAACACGATGTATATAAACGTGCAAAAGAACCGACCTTGTTCAGAGGAAGGTAATGCTGGTATGATGAAGTTCAACCTAGATACGTTTATGCTGAAAGAGGTAATATAATGGAAGTTGTATTTAAACATAAAATAAATAAGAATCTTAGCTTAGTTATCTTCGTAGATGGAAGGGTGGTTTTTGATTACCTAAGTCAGCGTAAAACGATTGTTATGCCTAAAAAAGTAGTAAAAGAGATAAAGGAAGTATTATGCCAGTATTTGACATAGAAACAGATGGGTTAAACCCCACAAAGATCCACGTAGTGTCTTGGATGGATGACAATGGAGATGTGCAGCACACACACGACTATGTGTCTATGCGTATATTCTTTGAGGAAGCACATACTCTAATAGGTCATAACATTGTTCGGTACGATATTCCCGCAGTGGAAAAGATCTTAGGCGTTAAGATTACTGCCAACCTTGTTGATACATTAGCCTTGTCGTGGTACATAAACCATGACCGTGGATCACATGGGCTAGAGGGTTACGGAGAAGATTACGGAGTGCCTAAGCCTAAGATTACAGATTGGGAAAGCTTGTCCCTAGAAGATTATGCTCACCGCTGTAATGAAGATGTAAAGATCAACACTAGACTGTGGCGTGATTTAAACTCTAAGCTAGATAAGCTGTACCCAGAAGAAGAAGACAAGTTGCGGCTGATTGATTATCTGTCATTCAAACTAAGGTGTGCAGCACAACAAGAGGCCCTACAATGGAAATTAGATGTGCCCAAGGCCAAAGCACACTTACAAGAGTGGGATAAACTAAAATCAGAGAAGATAGACCAGTTAGCAGATGTTATGCCACCACTACAAAAGTTTACTGTACGCAACAGGCCAAAAGTTTATTTCAAGTCTGATGGTGAACTATCCGCACATGGGGCTAAGTGGGAACAATTATGCAAAGACCACAAGGTTTCATCAAGCACACAGAGCCTGAGAGTTAAGACAGGAGAAGAGAGGGCTAATCCTAACTCTGTGCAGCAAGTAAAAGACTGGCTATTTATGCTAGGCTGGGAGCCACGTACATTTAAATTTATGCGTGAAGAAGATGGATCAACTAGGAAGCTAGAACAAATTCGCAAAGATGGTGAGTTATGTCCCTCTGTTCTTGATTTAGTGGATCAAGAGCCAGCAATTAGCTTACTAGATGGTCTGACAGTTCTTACCCACCGCATAGGAATTATAAAGTCCTTTGTAGACATGGAGAAGGATGGTTATGTACAGGCAACAGTTGCGGGGGTTACAAACACCTTGCGGTTTAGACATGCTAGACCCTTGGTTAATCTTCCCTCAGTTGATAGACAGTACGGTAAGGAGATCCGTGGCTGCCTTACTGCACCAGAGGGGTATACCCTATGTGGCGCTGATATGACAAGCCTAGAGGACACTACAAAGCGGCATTACATGAAGCCACTAGATCCCGATTATGTTGCAGAAATGTCTAAGCAAGGATTTGATCCACACCTAGACTTGGCTAAACATGCTGGTGTCGTAACACAAGAAGATATCGACAAACATAACTCAGGTGAGCGTAGCCTAAAATCCCTGCGTAAGAACTACAAAGTGGTGAACTACAGCGCAACTTATGGCGTAGGCAAGTCTACCCTATCAAGAAACACTGGCATGTCTGAGAGCGAAGCACAGAAGCTCCTAGAGGCATTCTGGTCACGTAACTGGTCAGTAGAAAAGGTAAGTAAAGATGTCCGTACAAGAGAGCTATTTGGTCATATGTGGCTTTATAATCCTGTCTCTAAGTTTTGGTATTCATTGAGGTCTGACAAGGACAAGTTCAGCACTTTAAACCAAGGCACAGGGGTATACTGTTTTGATAGCTGGGTGCGACTATGCCGTGCCAAGGGAATTAAGACTATCGGACAGTTTCACGACGAAGTTATAGCATTAGTAAAAGAAGGAGAAGAAATTGAAACAGCTATGAACATGGAATACTCTATACAAGAGTTAAACGCTGAGTTAAACCTTAATGTACCCTTGGGTGTAGATGCACAATTTGGTGACAGTTATGCAGACATCCATTAAATTTTTTAACTTAGGTTGACAAACCAAAAAAAAAGTCACTATATATATATACCAGTGTAAATGAGAGGACTCGATAAATGGCAAGATATACAATGGAAATGGTACTAGAGTGGGCAAAAGTTTTTCCTGAGAACGCAGATATGGGTGACCCAGATGGCGTACAATGGAAACAGAGCATTGCTAAAAAAGGTGGTCAGTATGTTGTTAATGCCTTCTTCACAGATCAAGAGCAGATTGATAAGTTAGTTGATGAAGGGCTTCAAACAAAAGTGTTAGGGAATGATCGCATTCTTGAAGGTAATACTGAGTTTGGTATCGGAAAGTACATGAAACTAAAACGTGGAGTACCAGATGATATTCGAGATTGGCTAGACCCCGTAACTAAAGACAAGGCTAACTTAGGTGGTCCAGTTAAGGTGGTAGACCTACGGGACGGACGGGAAAATGTACGTTCTTGGTCTTTTGAGAATGACGGTGAATTGGGTAACGGTACAAAAGCTATGGTACAGTTTGATACATACTCCAGTGGAAATGGAATCCGACTAAATGGTATTGCTGTTACTGAGTTGTCAGTATGGGAAGGCGGTCCATCAGAGCATGACGAACTGTTCATGGTGGCATAAATGAGAGTAGTCAGTACGTTCTACATGGATAAAGAAGAAGATGGGTATGAGGGTGTGATTACGTATGAGCGTGATGATGTAAATGATATCTACACTCTGTTACAATATTATGGAGATCAAACCCGTGGCATTGGTTTCACTTATGTAGAAGACATAGCGGCTTCTAATACAGATGGAACTATGACATGGGGCGAGAAGATCTAATGGAGTGGAGTAAAGTCTTAGTCGATGGTGATATATTTGCTTATCGTGCAGCCTTTGCTACAGAAGACAAGTCTAAGAAAGAAGCTAACTTAACAGTAGATAGTTTGCTACAGGACTCATTAGAATATTGCCTTGGGTGGCCTAATTACCCAGAGGACTACGAGATATTTCTAACCTGTAGCGGCTATCAGTTCAGACATGACATTGCTAAGACGCACAAGTACAAGGGCAATAGGAGCAAGCGTGAGAAGCCAAGGCACCTACCAAGTATACGTGAACACATGATTAGCAGTTGGGGTGCTGTAGTGAGCGTAGAGGAAGAGGCAGACGATCTTATAGCAATAGCAGCTACAAAAAACAACTTTGATTGTGTAGTGGTTTCTATTGATAAGGACATGCTTCAAATCCCCTGCTGGCACTACAACCACTTTAAGAATGTCTTAACAAAGGTAGAGCCTTTCGAGGGAAATAAGTTTTTCTATACACAAATACTTACGGGAGATAGTGCAGATAATATACATGGACTTTCACAGGTTGGCCCAGTAAAAGCCTCTAACATACTTAAGGGACTTGAAACAGAGCAAGACATGTGGGACGCTGTATTAGATGCTTATGACGGTGCCGTAGACCGTGTACTAGAAAATGCTAGACTTCTGTGGTTAAGGAGATATGAGGGGGAGATATGGCAACCACCAGACAAGCGATAAAACATGGCTGGAGATCTGGTTTAGAAGAGAGAGTGTCTAAAGAGTTAGATGAGGGTGGGGTTAAGTACGAATACGAAACCATGAAGATTAAATACGAGGTTAATGAAATACGTACCTACACCCCAGACTTCATACTACCAAACGGAATTATAGTCGAAACAAAAGGAAGGTTTGTAGCAGCAGACAGAAAGAAGCACCTACTTATACAACGTCAGTTTGACCATGACATAAGATTTGTGTTTCAGAACGCTAAAGCAAAACTATTTAAAGGTGCTAAGTCAACTTATGCTGATTGGTGCGACAAAAATAATTTCAGATGGGCACAAGGTTCTATACCAGAGGAATGGTTATGATGATAGCGGATTATATACAGGTTTATGATGTGCTAGATGAAGAAGAAGATATAGACAAGTTAAGGGTTATGGCTAAGTACCTATTAGTGGGTCGTGCCATGAATGATAGTAATGTGTCAGAAGAAGAGGCTATAGCTTTGGCTGAGTATTCTTCTATAGACATAGGAATGATAAACGAGGAGATAGTAATACATTGATGTACTCAGCGAAAGATATGAAAGATATGATTGACATGTACTCACAATTTGTAGAGGACAAGATGCTTACAAAAGGGCGTGAGCGGTTAATTGAAAATGCACTAGGTCTTACGGGCGAAGCTGGTGAGGTATCAGAGAAGATCAAGAAGTTGTTTCGTGATAAGCGAATTGATGACGATGCGGTCTTGAAAGAGCTAGGAGATGTACTATTTTATACAGTAGCACTATCCAACATCTTTGGTGGCAGTTTGATTAAGATTATCGAATTGAACATGGAGAAGTTGAATGATCGTGTAAAGAATGGTACACTACAAGGATCAGGAGATAATCGGTGAGTAAGAAACAATCTGGCATGTCGTGGTTCTGGCGTTACATGAACTACCTTGCGACATGGCGAAGTCACCGTCTAGCAATTAAACAACTAAACCAGTTGACAGACAAAGAATTAAAAGATATTGGTATATCTAGGTCAAACATTGATCGAATGGTCTGGTTAGAAGAAGATAAAACTTTGAGAGCGAGAGGAAAAGAACAAGAATGAATAATATGCTCCCCACCCCCTACCAAAACTTTATTGCACTTTCACGTTATGCTCGTTGGAAAGGTGATGCAAGAGAAACATGGTCAGAGACTGTGAGCCGTTACATAGACAGTGTGGTCAAGCCAAAGGCTGGTGATGATACGTACATTAAGAATATAGAACAGGCTATCTTAAACTTAGATGTAATGCCTTCTATGCGAGCTATGATGACTGCTGGCAAGGCTTTAGAGCGTGACAATACAGCAGGGTATAATTGTTCTTACCTGCCTGTAGATGACCCTAAGAGCTTTGATGAAGCTATGTTCATTCTCTTGTGTGGTACAGGGGTGGGGTTCAGTGTTGAACGTCAATTCATATCTAAACTGCCAGAGGTTCCTGAGTTGTTTGTTAGCGACACAATCATTCACGTTAAGGACAGTAAAGAGGGCTGGGCCAAAGGCTTCCGTCAACTACTAGCCTTGTTATGGGCAGGGGAAATCCCTAAGTGGGATGTCTCTAAGATCCGACCTGCTGGTGCAAGACTAAAAACATTTGGTGGTAGAGCTAGTGGTCCAGCACCTCTGGTTGAGCTATTCAACTTCGCTGTACAGACATTCAAAGCTGCACAAGGGCGTAAGCTGTCTAGTCTCGAGTGTCATGATCTTATGTGCTTTATTGGTCAAGTCGTAGTGGTTGGTGGTGTACGCCGTAGTGCTATGATTAGTTTGTCTAACCTGTCTGATGACCGTATGCGTCATGCTAAATCAGGACAGTGGTGGGAAACTGCTGGTCATCGTGCCTTAGCTAACAACAGTGTAAGCTACACAGAAAAGCCTGACATGGAGACATTCATGCGTGAGTGGACTGCACTTGTGGAGTCTAAGTCTGGTGAACGTGGTGTGTTTAATCGACAAGCAAGTAAGATACAAGCAGCTAAGAATGGACGTAGGGATGCAAATTATGAGTTCGGAACTAACCCGTGCAGCGAAATTATACTTAGGCCGTATCAGTTCTGCAACCTTACAGAAGTTGTTGTACGTGCTACGGATACCATTGAAGATTTGGAACGCAAAGTCCGTATGGCAACTATTTTGGGAACTATCCAATCAACCTTCACCAAGTTTCCGTATTTGCGAAAGGTGTGGACTACCAACACAGAAGAAGAGCGGTTGCTCGGTGTGTCACTCACAGGGATAATGGACAATGTTCTTATGACAAGTAAGAATGTAGGTTTAGCAAAAACCCTAGAACACCTAAAGAGCGTTGCAGTTGAGACAAACAAGGAATGGGCAGAGCGCCTTGATATTCCTGTAGCGGCTGCTATTACGTGCGTAAAACCATCGGGAACGGTATCACAACTTGTTGACAGCAGTTCTGGAATACATGCTCGCCACAGCCCATACTACATCCGTACAGTACGTGGTGACAACAAAGACCCACTTACTAACTTCCTAAAGGATCAGGGAGTGCCTAGTGAGCCTTGTGTAATGAAACCAGACACAACGACAGTGTTCAGTTTCCCTGTGCAGTCACCCGCTGGGTCTATTACACGTAACGACATGACAGCTATTGAACAGCTAGAAATGTGGCTTGCGTATCAAAGACATTGGTGTGAGCATAAACCAAGCGTGACGATCTCAGTACGGGATGGTGAGTGGATGGAAGTAGGTGCATTTGTGTATAAATACTTTGATGAAATGAGTGGTGTATCTTTCTTGCCACACTCAGATCACACTTACCAGCAAGCACCATACCAAGAGGTAAACAAGACTGAGCCAGAGTACGATGTAGATGGTAATATATCTTTGCATAGTTATGAGTCTTTGTCTAATATCATGCCGACAGATATTGACTGGACAAAGTTATCAGACTACGAAAAAGAAGACAACACATCTGGTATGCAGACAATGGCTTGTACTGGGGATGTTTGTGAAATGGTTGATATAACATAAAAGAAAGGAGTTTAATATGACAGGAC